AAAGGTAAAGGTTCAGACGATGGACGATTCATTGGAACTAACGTGCTCAACGAAGCATTCCTTGAGCGATTCCCAGTGACCTTTGAGCAGTCTTATCCTACGGTCTCTGTTGAGAAGAACATTCTCTCCAAGATTTGTAGTGATGATGACTTCTGTCAGCGTCTTGTGGATTGGGCAGACATTATCCGTAAGACCTTCTATGACGGTGGTATCGAAGAGATCATCAGCACACGTCGTCTGGTTCACATTGTCAAAGCATATGAGATCTTTGGCAATAAGGAGAAGGCAATGCAGGTCTGCATCAATCGATTTGATGAAGACACCAAGCAGGCATTCCTGGAACTCTACGACAAAGTTGATGCTGACTTTGACCTGACCGCCACTGGTGAGCAGGTATCCATTGACCAGGAGATTGGATCCTGATATAATAGGGGAGGATAATAATGCCTCCCCCCTCTTTTTATTATGGACATTACTATGGCAGAACACTCCAAATACTATTACGACTACAATCGTAATGACCTCGACCGCCCCGATCCATTCAAAGACTCTAGTCAAGATTTTTGGGAAGAGGATGGCATTAGTTTGACTGGCAATCCTGGCACAGCGTCAGGTGATATGATTACATTCGACCTTACTATGGAACCCGACAAAATTGATTTGAACCTTGATCAACTTACGAACAATGGTTTTTGGAAGTATGAGGAAGATAAGACCATGAAGGAGATCCGTGAGTATCTCTCTTCAACATATAAATCTCACTACACCTCTCAAGAGTCTAAAACTCAGACTCTTGATTTGATTGAGAGCATTGGTGATTCAGAACCATTCTGCCGATCTAATGCAATCAAATACCTGTCTCGATTTGGCAAGAAGAATGGTAAGTCAAAGCAAGACATTCTGAAGGCAATTCACTATTGCATTCTTCTCTACCACTTCTCTGGACTGCATAATGAAATTAAGGGAACCTATGAAACTTTCTGATAAAACGATCAACCTTCTGAAGAACTTCTCGGACATCAACCAGTCTATCCTATTCAAGAAGGGTAACAAACTCCGCACTATCTCTGTGATGAAGAATATCATGGCAGAAGCGGAGATTCAGGAAGACTTTCCTAAGGACTTTGCAATCTATGATTTGACTCAGTTCCTTCGTGGTGTGTTCCTGCACAATCAACCAGAACTTGATTTTGCTAACGATGGGCACGTCGTCATTCGTGAAGGCAAGACTCGTTCTAAGTACTTCTTTGCTGATCCCAGTGTAATTGTAGTACCTCCTGAGAAGTCTCTAACTCTCCCCACAATGGATGTAGAGTTTGAACTTGCCGCAGAGCAACTGGAGAAGATCCGCAAGGCAGTTCTGGCATTCCAACTTCCTGATCTCTCTGTTGTTGGTGAAGCAGGAGTTGTCAAACTTGTCGTTCATGACAAGAAGAATGATACCTCCAATGACTTCCAGGTTCTTGTTGGTGAGACTGATGGAGAGTTCTGCTTCCACTTCAAAGTGGAGAACATCAAGGTTATTCCTGGTGATTACAAGGTCAGTATCTCTAGTAAACTTTTGTCAAAGTTTATCAACACAGACTATGATCTGACCTATTATATTGCTTTGGAACCTGATTCTAACTTCTAATGCGTACTCTTACGTTGATGAGGATTGTAGGCAGCATTGGTGTCATTGCTGCCTATTTCATTATCCTCCATGTCAATGTTCTTACGGGTGTGATCATCAACTTTATCGCTGATCTGATCTCGATCCCGTATTTTGCAAAAACAAAAGCCTGGGATGTGGTGATTATGTTATCATTCCTACTGGCAATTTCAATGTCAAAACTGGTACAATGAACATAACCCAAGCGATGACCCTCCTACTTTTATCTAAGTGTTTGGTTCATCCACATCTGGGTCTATGCTTCATTCTCTTTATTACTGATCCAAAAAACAAGATTGGATATGACTCGTGATGAATTCCTTTGGGTTGAGAAGTATCGACCCAAAACAATTGAGGATTGTATCCTCCCCAAGGAGATCAAGAAGACCTTTGTGGAATTCTTGTCTAAGGGTGAGGTCCCTAACCTCCTTCTTGCTGGACCTGCTGGGTGTGGTAAGACAACCATTGCTAAAGCACTCTGCAACGAACTGGGAGTAGATGTTTATGTCATCAATGGATCCGATGAAGGACGATTCCTTGATACCGTCAGAAACAATGCGAAGAACTTCGCTTCGACCGTATCTCTTACGTCAACTGCTAAGCACAAAGTCATCATCATTGATGAGGCAGATAACACAACCCATGACGTACAACTCCTCCTACGGGCGTTTACTGAGGAGTTTGCTGGCAACTGCAGGTTCATCTTTACCTGCAACTACAAAAACAAAATCATCGAACCTCTCCACTCCCGATGTGCAGTGGTTGAGTTCTCAATCCCCGCAAGCAAGCGTCCAGAGATGGCATCCAAGTTCTTTGGACGCCTCCAACAAATCCTGGATGCAGAGGGTATTGAATATGATAACAAGGTCCTGGTAGAACTCATTAACAAGCACTTCCCAGATTGGCGTCGTGTTTTGAATGAGTGTCAACGCTATTCTGCTGGAGGAAAGATTGATGCGGCGATTCTCGCGTCCTTTAGTGAGGTCAAGACTGATGAGTTGGTTAAACGACTTAAGGAGAAGAACTTCCCTGAAGTACGTAAATGGGTCGTTAATAACCTGGACAATGATTCTGGTGTACTTCTGCGCCGTATTTACGATGCTTGTTACACAGCCCTCGTCCCTTCTACTATTCCTGCTGCCGTCCTTATTATTGCTAAGTATCAGTATCAAGTGGCTTTTGTAGCAGATCAAGAAATTAATCTTCTGGCGGCATTAACTGAAATTATGTGCGAGTGTGAATTCAAATGAAAAAACAACCTAGGCAAAAGAAGTCCAGAATGTATTATTACTTCTGGGCAGTCATGACTGCCACTGTCCTTCTTGGGCAAATTTATGTCGGCACGGGATACCGTGTCATGGCAGGTGAGGTTCTTAGACTCACCGACTTCCTAAATTCTCTTACTATCGAACGTGAGGTTATCTAAATGAACGTTAAACTTGTCCGCACCACCTCTGGTGAAGATGTCATCTGTGAGGTACTGAGTGAGACCGATGACTCTGTTACCTTCTCCAACGCAATCGTTGCAGTTCCTGCAGGTAACGGTCAGATTGGTTTTGCTCCCTGGTCTCCTCTCCTCAGCAAAGAGGTGAAGGAATTGACAATCGACAAAAAGTTTGTAATGTATATTGCAGACGCACAGGACCAGATCGTGACTGAGTATCAGTCTATGTTCAGTCCCATCATCGCTCCTAGCAAGAAACTCGCTCTCTGAGTCTTTTATTTTATTATGATTAACATTGATCGCATCAACCTTGAAGAGTTCTTTGGTTGCGTAAACGCTACTAATACCAAAGAGATGAAGTCTAATGCATTCAAAACCATTCGCACTTGGTTGCAGGAGAAGTCTTTTGCCAAGTGGAGTGATGGTCAACTTGAGTACGTTGGAGACTTCAAAGATGGAGTTGATTTTGTTTCTGATGACAACATCAACTATGAGATGAAGGGTAAGCTCAGAATGTTTAATAAGAATGGGTCTACATCTGTAATTGATCTTAAAAACTTCCGTGGAGATAAAAAAGTAGTCGAAAAAACTTTTGACTACATGCTTCTTGTAGATACTCAATCTATGGCAATCGGTATTACTGATTGGGACACTGTGGAGAAGCGTATTTACTTTACTCCTAAATCTCCTACTGCCAAGGTTAAGTTTGATGATGGTGATTTTACTATCCTTGCCAAGGATATTAAACCTGCACAGAAGAGCATTACTTCTGCTGAAATTCTTGAGAACCTGCAGGAGATTCTTTGATGAAGAGTTACAAGACTCCTCTCCGCTACCCTGGAGGCAAGTCTAGGGCATGTAAAAAGATGGATCCTTACTTCCCTGATCTCAGGGATTATAAGGAATACCACGAACCCTTTATTGGTGGTGGTAGTGTTGCCATACATCTCACTAAAAAATATCCACACCTGAAGGTCTGGGTAAATGATCTTCACTATCCTCTAGCAACCTTCTGGCAACAGTTGCAAGAGAATGGATCACAGATGCAAACGATTCTTGATGAACTAAAATCAAAGTATCCAGATCCAGATCGTGCTAGAGGATTGTTTACCTCTGCAAAACAATATGTAGAAGAAGATAACTCAGATCCTTTGTGGACTGCTATCTACTTCTATGTTGTTAATAAGTGCTCCTTCTCTGGTTTATCTCAATCATCTTCGTTCTCAAGTCAGGCATCTGTTAGTAACTTCTCTCGTAAAGGGATTCTCAAACTGAGTGGTTATCAACAACTTATACATAATTGGACGATAACTAATTACTCATACGATCAAATCTTAGATGAATCTTCGGAACGATCTAATGCATTTGTTTATCTTGATCCACCTTATGACATTAAAGATAATCTCTATGGTGCAAAAGGTGGCACGATGCATAAAGGATTTGATCATGACAAGTTTGCAGAAGACTGTAACAACTCTTCTACAGACATGATGATTAGTTACAATTCTGATCAACTTGTGAAAGATCGGTTTATTGACTCTAAATGGAGAACGGGTGAATTTGATCTTACATACACCATGAGATCTGTTGGTGATTACATGAGTGATCAAAAAGAACGTAAAGAACTACTCTTGATGAACTATGAATGCAAAAGTATCACTGTACAAAGCGGGCAAACTATGGGAGGAGAGCTACGTAGCGCGAGACTTCCAGGATGCTAGAGAGATTGCACTTGCAAGAAATCCTGGAGCAACCATTACAGGTGTTAGTGCAATTTTTGGTTCCGACGAAATTCCTGATCATTACAAGCAATAATGGAACTGAAAGACTGGTTGAATTCTATTAATCAAACAAAAGAGGATTTGTCTGAAGACATCAAGTCATATCCACCATTCATTGTCAATCGTTGCTTGTCTGGTCATTTGGATTGTGTTTTGTTTGCCAATGAGATGAATAAAAATGGTCATCTTGATAAAGACATGCAATATTCTTTTTATCTAAATAGTTTGAGGAAGCGTAAAAGGTTTTCTCCTTGGCTCCGAAAGGATAAGATTACTGATCTTGATATTGTCAAGCAATACTATGGTTATAGTAATGAGAAGGCAATGCAGGCATTGAAGATCTTGTCAAAAGATCAAATAGATTTTATTAAGAAACGACTTGACATTGGTGGAACATGACAAACAGTATTGAACCCCAGGTAAACTGGACACCTGAGATGATGGTTGAAGTTATGTTGAATGAACCAGATGACTTCCTGAAGGTTCGTGAAACTCTTACCCGCATCGGCGTTGCTTCACGCAAAGAAAAGAAACTTTATCAGTCTTGCCACATTCTCCACAAGCAAGGCAGGTACTACATCACTCACTTCAAGGAATTGTTTGCTCTTGATGGTAAACATGCAAACCTTACTGTAAATGATGTTCAGAGACGGAATAGGATTGCGAGACTCCTCTCTGATTGGGGTTTAATTAGCGTAGTAGATGGCGAATCCATTATGGATATCGCGCCTTTAAACCAAATCAAGGTTTTATCCTACAAAGATAAGAACGATTGGATTCTGGAACAGAAGTATAATATTGGGTCGAAGAAAAAAGTAGAAACGACCGAGTAATTCTATGGAAGATCTGGAACAAGACGGATATCAACTATTCCTATCGATAGAAGACGTTCGTCTGTTTTATGATCATACGTGCTATTCTATTGAGAAGTGGCCAGGAGCACCTGCTAGACCAGTTGAAGAACAGGAGTTTTTGCGGCATTTGAAGTCTCAACTGTTTGCTATGCTTGCTGACCACACGTTCAATAACGGTTAACCCTATAATCACATTCGGTTATTACGGTTACTCTTTTTTGCAGTTTATGGTTAAATAGTAGTGGACGCCGTAAGGGTCCACACAACATAAACTCGCTTAGTAAAGGAGCTAAAACCATGGGTAACCTCATGAGATACGGTGCTGCAGATATTCCGCAGCTTCTGGATAGAATCAATCGTAATAGTATTGGAATGGACGAGTACTTTGACCGTCTATTCAACGTACATGAATCATCTACCAACTATCCTCCTTATAATTTGATCCAGGTCAGCAATGTAGAATCGCGTTTAGAAATCGCGCTTGCTGGATTTAAAAAGGAAGAGGTAAATGTCTACACCGAATATGGAAAACTTTTTGTTGAAGGACAAAAAGAATCTAAAGAAGATACAACAAGCTATGTCCATAGAGGAATGGCTCAACGATCTTTCACCAGAGCATGGACGCTCAGTGATGATACGGAAATTAGATCAGTTACTTTTGAGGATGGGTTACTGAGTGTTGAACTTGGTAAAGTGGTTCCTGAGCATCATG